TCATTGAAGCTTGGTATATCTAAGCCAATTAAAAACGCAAGGGCGATTTGATGGTTGCTTTACAATCCAACGCAACAAGATCTTTTGGGATCTTGAAGCAGCAACGGATATGTATAACGAGGTTGGACCAATTGGCGCAAGTAATACGCGAAAGAAAACTGAGGACTTAGATATACCAAGCTTCAATGAAAGTAAGGCAAAATCAGAACATTTTCGTGCGGAGCTAGCGAGGCTTGACCTGGAAACCAAGGAGCAGGAATTGGTCGAAGCATCGCAAGTAGAACGCGAGGCATTCACCAGTGCTCGCGCTGTAAGGGATGCATTGAATAACATCCCTGATAGAGTCAGCAGCCAGATTGGAGCAGAATCAGATCCTGTGGTGATCCACAAAACTTTGTCAGATGAGATCCGTAAAGCATTGGAGACATTGACAAATGCGTGATGGCGCAATGGTTTATCGCAAAGCATTTTTAGATGGGCTGCGACCAGATGCTGATTTAACAGTTAGCCAATGGGCAGATCAGTATCGAATGCTTAGCAGCAAGGCAAGTGCAGAGGCAGGGCCATGGCGTACAGATCGAACGCCATATCTGCGGGAGATCATGGATTCAATGAGCGCCAATTCAACGGTGCAGAAGGTTGTATTTATGGCTGGCGCACAGCTTGGCAAAACGGAATCAATCAATAACGTGGTGGGCTACATGATTGCACACGCCCCAGGACCGGCATTATTTGTACAGCCCACGATTGAAATGGCAAAACGGCTATCAAAGCAAAGGCTGGAATCATTGATTAGTGAAACACCATGCTTAGCGGAAAAGATAGCGCCAGCAAGAAGCAGGGATAGCGGCAACACAATGTTTAGCAAGGAGTTCCCTGGCGGTATTTTGCTACTTACGGGGGCTAATAGTGCGACGGGATTGAGATCAGCGCCATGCCGATGGGTGCTGCTGGATGAGGTGGACGCATTCCCCAGTGATGTTGATGGAGAGGGCGATCCATGCGCTTTGGCCGAGAGAAGGGCATCAACTTTTAGCAGACGCAAGATTATTTTGACTTCAACGCCAACGGTGAAAGATATGAGCCGTATCGAGACAGAATATTTGGCATCTGACCAGCGTAGATATTTTGTGCCGTGCCCACATTGTGACCACATGCAATGGCTGGAATGGAAAAACTTGCAATGGCGTGATGGCGACCCAAAAACAGCAGCATATGTATGCGCTGGGTGCGGCACCCATATCCAAGAGCACTATAAAAGCGAGATGCTGCGTAAAGGAGAATGGCGAGCTATGGCGGAGAGCCAAGACTTACGAACGGTGGGGTTCCACTTATCAACGCTGTATTCACCAGTTGGCTGGAAGAGCTGGCAAGAAATTGTGGGCGAGTTCCTTAGATCAAAAAATGATGCGCCATTGCTGAAGACATTTGTTAATACGGTATTAGCTGAGACGTGGGAGGAGGAGACAGGAGCAAAATTGGGAGCGGAGGGGCTGGCGGAACGGGCCGAGTTCTACCCCGCTGGGGAAGTACCAAATGGCGCGACGATCCTCACTGCTGGTGTTGACGTACAAGATAACCGGGTGGCTATTGGGCTCTACGCATGGGGAGCTGGGGAGGAATGTTGGCTGATAAGCCACACCGAGGTGTATGGCGATCCAGCCGGACAGAAGTTGTGGGATCAAGTGGATGACATCGTATTACGGGATTACCCTCATGCTGCAGGTGGGCGTGTGAAGGTATCAGCAATTGGGGTGGACTCTGGCGGGCACTTCACAAGTGAGGTGTATGCGTATGCCAGAAGCCGGAAGGGGAAAGGCGTGTTTGCGTTAAAGGGTTCGTCTATTAGTAACAAACCACCAATTGGCAAGCCCTCCAAGGTTGATATTAACTACAAGGGGCAGGTGCTTAAGAATTCGGCGGAGGTGTTCCCGTGCGGCACAGACACGGTGAAATCAACGCTTTTTGGCCGGTTGAAGCATAACGAGCCTGGGGCAGGGTTCATTCATTTCCATGCGGAAGCAGGGCAGGAATATTTCAAACAGGTAACAGCAGAACGGCAAGTGGTGCGATATGTGAAGGGGTTTGCTGTACGTGAATGGAAAAAGAAAGCAGGAGATCGCAATGAGGCATTGGATTGTTTTGTTTATAGCTATGCAGCGCTGCACTTTTTATATATGCGATTCAACCGGAATACGGTGTTTGAACAATTTGAGCGGGTGTTGAACACAAAAGAGCCCACAGCACCTAAACCGTTAGAATCGGGATATCGACCGCCGCAGCGTAGAATGGGAAGGCAAGCTTCTTCGTTCGTGACAAGCTGGTGAGTATTCTCGTCCCAAGCCTTATCTATGCGGGCGATACGTTTGCATTTGACGTGCCTTCTTTTAACGATGCGATTGGCACGGTAATTAGCAGCAGCAGTTATACATTGACTTGGTTTGCAAGAACTAATGTCAATAGTGAGGCAGCAACAGTCGTTGGTATAGCAGAAGGTGGCGGATGGCGCGTAACAGTACCAGCAGCAACAACTGCAGGCTTTGATGTTGGCTTATGGACATGGCAAGCGATTGCAACGTATGACACATTGCAATTCACGGCTGGTCGCGGGCAGTTTACGGTTAAGGCATCAGTTAAATATGCAGGCACACCTGGAGCATTTGATGATCGCAGCAGGGCTGAGATTGACCTTGGCTATGTCGAAACTGCGATACGAACCTTGGCGCAGGGGGGAATGGTGCAGGAATACCAGATTGGTGGCCGCATGTTGAAGCGATATAAAATGACAGAACTATTGCAATTGCGCGATAGCTTAAGGAATGAGATCGCAATGGAACGTAAAGCTGAGAAGATTAGGCAAGGTCTTGGAAATCCAGGTTTAGCAAAAGTGAGGTTTGTCTAATGGCATTTTTTGGATTTGGCCGCACTAGCGTTTTAAAGCGCCAGTTGCAAGAAGCAGGCAAAAAAAATGTGCTATTAAAGCGAGCTTATGCTGCTGCGCAAAACAATAGATTAACTTCTGACTGGATCAGCCAAGCAACGTCTGCCGATAGCGAAATTCGCGGCGGGATAAGGGTGCTGCGTAATCGTGCTAGGCAACTAGTACGAGATTCTGATTTTGCAAGATCTGCGCTTCGTGCTGTACGTAATAACGTGGTAGGCACTGGCATCAAGATGCAAGCGCAGGTAAGTATGCAACGCGGGGGGAGGCTAGCGGAAGATATCAATAGCAAGATTGAGCAGGAATGGGCCTATTGGGGTTGCGCTAAGCGATGTAATACTGCAGGCAAATTAAGCTGGTATGACATCCAGCGGTTGTCTATTGCGTCAATACTGGAATCTGGCGAAGTATTTATAAGATTTGTAAAGCAACCTTTTGGCGGCAGCAAAGTGCCATTGGGCCTTGAGGTGATTGAATCAGACCTGCTGGATGATGACTATAGCGGCATCGAAAAGAATGGCAATGAGGTGCGAATGGGTGTTGAAATAGATAAGTGGGGGCGTCCTGTTGCTTATCACTTCTATGACTACCACCCTGGTGATTATTTATTCAGCTATGCGCAAAAAGCAGTTAAGAAGCGCGTTCGCATCCCTGCCGAAGATGTTCTGCATTTGTACATAATTGAACGCCCTGGCCAGACAAGAGGCATCAGTGCATTCGCATCAGCAATCTTGCGGTTGCGCAACCTTAGTGGCTATGAGGAGGCGGAGATTGTAGCTGCTCGCGCCAGCAGCAGCATGATGGGATTCGTAAAAACACCTGACCAAGAACTGTTTGAAGACGGCACCCAGGATAACGAATCGGTCCTTGACTTCTCGCCTGGAAGCATAAGGCGATTGGCCCCAGGGGAGGAGATGCAATTCTTCACGCCTAACCGTCCTGATGATGCGTTTACACCATTTGTTCAGCAAATGCTTCGTGCTGTAGCGGCTGGCATTGGTTGTTCTTATACGCAGGTATCAAGCGACTTCTCGCAAAGCAACTACAGCTCATCTCGGCTTGAGCTAATAGAAACCAGAGCGCATTACAAAACTTTACAGCAATATTTGATTGAGTCTTTATGCGAGATGGTGTATGAGAAGTGGATGGATATGGCAGTAATGAGCGGTGTGTTGGATCTGCCTGGGTTTGATAGCAACCCAGAGCGTTATTACGCAAACAAGTGGATTGCACCCGCATCACAGTTTGTTGATCCACAAAAAGAAGCTGCTGCGTATAAAGATTTAATCCGCAGCGGGATTATGACGTTATCGCAAGTGATAGCACTGCATGGCGGTGATTTCGAGGACCAAATGCGGCAACGCCAGCACGAACTAGCTGTAGCTGATGAGCTTGGCATTGTATTAGATACAGACCCTTCGCAGGTTTCAAGCAACGGCATCTCGCAACCTGTACCTAACCCACCAACAGAGCATCCGTTAGAGCATGAGACAGAGGAAGAAGACTCCGAGGAGGATGCAAGCTAATGGCAAAAGTCGGTAGCAAAACTATTGATCTAAGCCCAACGGAAGGGATGAAGGCAGAAGCGCAACGCTACCGCAACTGGAAAAAAGAAGGTGAGGCCGGCGGCACTGAAGTCGCGGCTGCAAGAGCTAGCCAGATTTTGTCAGGAGACGAACTAAGCCCTGGCGTAGTTATAGAGATGAATGCATGGTTTGCTAGGCATGAGGTAGATAAACAAGGCCAAGGATTTAAGGTCGGGACGGAAGGGTATCCCTCGCCGGGTCGGGTAGCATGGGCGGCATGGGGAGGCGACTCCGGTCAATCTTGGAGCAACATGAAATCAACCGCTATCAAAAACGCAGAGGATCGCACAATGGATGATGCCACAGAGGATCGCGCAGAACCCAACGGATTGAAAACCGGCGATTTTGTTGAGTGGGGCAGCAGTGGCGGAACTGCTCGCGGCAAGATCACACGCATCCTTAGGGATGGCACCCTTGAAGTCCCCGATTCTTCTTTCAGCATCACCGCAACAGAAGAAGATCCAGCAGCTTTAATTCGTATCTATCGTCAAGGCGATGATGGCTATGAAGAAACTGACCGTCTGGTAGGCCATAAATTCTCAACGCTAAGCAAAATTGCAGCATTGCGATTCTTTGACGGTAATGCAGTAACTCGCTCTGTGAGTACTGAATTTAAGATGGCGGATGAAGATGACCGCACTCTTGAATTTCCTTTTGCTAGCGAGAAGCCAGTAGAGCGTTACTACGGCATGGAAGTATTGAGCATGGATGAGAAATCCATGGATTTAACCAGGCTCAACGATGGTGCACCACTGCTTTATCAGCATGATGCAGATCGCATTATTGGCGTAGTGCAAAAGGCATATATCAAGAACAAAAGAGCTTATGCAAAAGTAAAGCTTGCCAATAACGAGCTTGGCCGTGAAATGCAAGAATTAATAAAAGATGGAATTATGCGTAATGTAAGTTTTGGTTATAAGATTACGCAGATGGAAACTGATGAGTCAACCTCACCTGTGACTTATCGCGCAACAGGATTCGAGCCCTTCGAACTTTCTCTCGTGACGGTCCCAGCGGATCCTTCAGTTGGGATAAGCCGTGCCTTCTATCATAAAGAAGTCACGGAAGCGGCCTCAGCCGTTCAAAAACAACCTACCGGAGTAACAACAGTGGATCAAACCCTCAACCTTGAGGCTGTCCGCGCTGAGGCCGCTCAGGCCAAAGCAAAGGAAGCCGCCGAGATGATTGCTCTTGGGCAACGCACCAAGAACATGGAAATGGCTTCAGAGTTTATTGCTAACTCCCGTGGTCTTGAGGAATTGCGTTCTGCACTTCTTGAGAAAATGGGTGTACAAGAAAAGCCTTTGAATCCTGCTGATGCAGAGATTGGTTTGAACGAAAAAGAGAAGCGTAACTTCTCCTTTGTTCGTGCTCTCAATGCAATGGCTCATCCCAATAGCCCTGAGGCGCAAAAAGCTGCTGCTTTTGAAATTGAAGTTAGCCGCGCTGCACAAAAGCAGTCTGGCAAGGAAGCCCGTGGCATCCTGATCCCTGCTGACGTACTCGGCTATGGCCGCCGCGACCTAACCGTAGGTAGCGCATCTGCTGGTGGCGATCTGGTTGCAACTGAGCTGATGAGCGAAAGCTTCATCGATCTGCTGCGTAAAGCTTTGGTACTGCAAGGTGCTGGCGCAACAATCATGACTGGCCTCCAAGGCATGGTTGCTCTTCCACGCCAATCAGGCGGGGCGACTGTTTACCACGTTGCAGAATCCAGCAGCATCACCGAATCAGCTTTAACAGTTGACCAGGTAACAATGCAGCCACGCACAATTGGTGCTCTCACCGATTATTCGCGCCGTCTGTTGCTGCAATCCAGCATTGACATTGAGAACCTTATCCGTCGCGATCTAGCTCAAAGCATTGCTATTGAGGTAGAGAACCAAGCGATTAACGGCACCGGCACCGGCTCTTATCCACTAGGCATCTTGAATGTCACTGGGATTAACACTGAGTCTGGCTTTAGTGCTTTTAGTGACTATGTAAATGCTGAGGCAAGTCTTAGCACCGATAACGCATTGCTGGGCAGCCTTGGTTATCTGATGAACTCTGCATTACGCGGAACTCTGAAGACCACCGAAAAAGCCGCCACCACCAATGGCGTATTTGTTTACGAAGCTGACAACACCATCAATGGTTATTCAGCTTATGTATCCAACTCAATGCCAAACTCCACCGCGATCTTCGCTAACTTCAGCGACATCCTGATGGGCTTCTGGAGTGGCTTGGATATCATGGTTGATCCTTACACAGGATCAGCTTCTGGCACCGTTCGTGTGGTTGCCATGCAGGACTACGACATCGCAATTCGTCATCCTGAGTCCATCTGCAAACTGTCCTGATAACTGAGGAGTAGCAATGCGTATTGAGATTCTGCGAAACACCATTGTTGACCTGCAACAGGTGAATGTTGGTGATTTCGTTGAAACTGATTCAAGATCAGCTTTGCTCTTAATCGGCATCAAGAAAGCTATTGCTGCTCCTCTTCCACAGGAAGTAATTGTTACGACTGAGCCTGATCCGCTACCTACCAACCCAATCCCAAAACGGAGAAAAGCTAATGATTCACAACCTCGGATCCAAGACTCATCTAGCGAGCCTGCTGCCTGCGTTAGCCCGCACAGCTAACGCAAACGGCACTGGCGTTGATCTGCAAGGATCCACTGACGCTGAAGGCGAAGCAGTTGTAATCCTTGATTGCGCGGCAGCAGGCGCGGGCACCAGCCCCACCTACAACGTGAAAATTCAAGATTCTGCTGACAACAGCACATTCGCTGATGTTACTGGCGCAACCTTCACCCAAGTTACATCTACTGCTTCACAGCAAAAGCTAACGATCAACAGTAATGACGTTCAGCGTTATGTTCGCGCTGTAGCAACTATTGGTGGCACAAGCTCACCATCCTTTGTTGCTTCCGTGACCTTGCTCTACGGCAAGAAGTACGGTAACTAACCTCCATGGCGATATCTGATACGCTGGCATTTCTAAATACTGATGAGTTTGGCGTTACCTGCCAGATTGGTCAAAATGCTAGTTTTGTTGGCGTATTGGATTCCCCAATGGATTTAATTGCTGGCGGCATGGCATTGTCTAGGGAGTATTTGCTATTAGCAAAAACTTCTGATGTCAGTGCCACCGTTCGCGGTACTGCTATCACTGTTGCGGGCGCGTCTTACACGGTACGTGAGAATCGACCAATTGACGATGGGCTATTTTCCGAATTATTGCTTAGCAAGGTGTAGCAATGGCCGATACACGCCGCGAATTAATTCTTGCAAGGTTAAAGACAAACCTTGATGCAATCACAGGTGCCACCTGCTACCGCAGCCGGGTAGAGCCCCTTGCTCGCGGTGAAGCACCAGCGATCATCTTGGAGCCGGTCACAGACCAGCCCGCAGAAATCTTTCCTACCGTCTTGCAGTGGATATTACGGGTTAGGGTCACGGTGATCGTGCGGGCAGATACACCAGATGATGCATCGGACGTGTATTCGCAGCAAGTGCATAATTTGATTATGAGCGATCCAAGCGTTAACGGATATGCGTTAGACATTGACCCAGATCGCGTAGAATTTAGTTTGTTTGAAGCTGATGTACCGCTTGGTATTATAAGTATGGACTTTTTGATAAGGTATCGTTCTGGCCGAACCAATCTCACTTCCGCGAGCTAAAATGATTGAGAAACCACAACCGCTGAAGCCTGTTCCCAATCCTGGTATTGGGGGGACATATCTCTTTGATCCTTTGACAGGCAGCCTTACACTGTTAGAAGAAACCGCTCTCCCAGGAACAACTCCAAATGGCAAAGCTCTACCGGAAAAGGACAGTCCTGATAAAGGCTGAGTCAACCTACGGCACAGACTCAACTCCTGCCGGCTCTGACGCTTGCCAGGTGCGAAACTTAGAGGTGACACCTGTTGATGCTGAAGTGGTAAGCCGCGATTTAATTCGCCCGTATTTAGGCGCGTCACCTCAGATACTTGCAAACAACAAGGTAAGCGTTACTTTCGAGGTTGAGTATTCCGGCTCTGGTACTGCTGGCACAGCCCCACGGTACGGTTCTTTGCTCAAGGCTTGCGGTTTTAGCGAAACTATTGTTGCTAGCACCAGTGTAACTTATGCGCCGGTATCTACTAGCTTCAGCTCGGTAACGATATACTACTCAACTGATGGTGTACGCCATAAGGTGACTGGCGCTCGCGGTACGTATTCTTTAAATCTAACTTCTAATCAAATTCCAGTTATCAACTTTACGATGACCGGGCAGTATGTAGCACCTACCGACACAGCAGATCCAACCCCAACTTTCACCAACCAAGCAGCACCAAAGATCTTCAACGATACAAACACCACCGCATTTACGTTATTCAGCGAAACCGATTTGCCTTTGCAAGCCTGTCAGCTTGATGTTGGCAACGAGGTTGTCTATCGCGAGTTAGTCAATAGCGACAAAGAAATTCTTATTGTAAACCGGGCGGCTAGTGGCAGCTTGGCAATTGAGATGCCAACCTTGGCTAGTCATGACTTCTTCGCTGATTCAATTGCTTCTACGACAGGCAACCTTTCAATTGTTCACGGCCCAACTGCTGGCAACATTATTACGCTAGCTTCAGCCGCTAACGCAATAAGCCTTGGCAACCCTACATATTCTGAGGACAATGGTATTGTTATGCTGAATCTGCCGTTTACCATGGTGCCTGGCTCCAGCGGTAACGACGAGTTCACACTGGCTTACACCTAACCCTTTATGGCATTTGTTCTTAAGAAAACCGCTTCTTATAAGTGGCCGGTAAAGGTGGAAACACCTGCAGATGGCGGAACGTTTGATAAGCAAACGTTTGATGCGATCTTCAAGAAGATAGGCCGTACAGCCTTCAATGCATTAATTGATAAAGGCGATGACGTTTTTATTGATGGCATCCTTGAAGGCTGGGACGGAATCTTAGATGAAGATGGCAAAGCCATTCCATTCACTGAAAAGTCGAAAAAAGAACTATGTGATGATTCATGCTTTACAAAAGCAGTGATCAAAGCATATGCAGATAGCATCTTAGGGGAACCAGCAAAAAACTAAGAGATGCCGCGCTGTATTGGTGCGGCGCTACAGAAGCAGGAGAAGAAGAAACTGAAGACGATTTAAAAGCGTTAGGCATGATGCCTGACGCTATTGCTGAAATGCAATCGCGCAAGGAGAAGAAAGATTTTGAGGTATGGGAAGAAAACTGGGATATTGTAGGTATGTTCCTAAGGATGCAAACCCAATGGCAAGCGGGCATGTCCGGCGCAACTGGGTTCAACTACCAAAGCTTAGAATGGCTATGTAAGCTGTATGCAGTAAAAGACCTAGTCGCAATGTTTGAAGGGGTGCAGCTTATGGAAATGGCAGCCCTATCCGCAATACACAGCAAAAACAAATGAGCACCATCACCTCTGAAATCAGGCTTCGCATCAGGGCTGAGGGCGATAAAGTTTTAGCGGATTTAGGTGCGAAACTTAATAGTCTTGCCAATCAAGCAACATTATCAAGTACAAAATTTGGAACCCTTGCTGCGGAATTGAAGCAAGTACAAGCCACAACTGTGCAAAGTACAAATAATCTAAAAGCATATTCTGCTTCTTGGCGTGAACTAGCTGGCAGTGTTGACATAGCAAGTAAAGAATTTAAGCAAGCAACTGCAGAGGCTGCACGACTCGATGCGCAAGTAGCAAAAGCCCAAGGTACAAGAAGCCGTGGGGGAAGGCTTGCTGGTGCTGCACAAACTGCTGGCGCGATTGCTGCATCTGGTGTTTTTGGCGGCCCTGAAGGGTTGATCGGAGCAGGGATAGGTGCTGCAGCCGGCGGGCCGATGGGTGCTGCCGTTGGCGGCGCTATTGGGGCACAAGTTGGGGGCCTGCGACAGGCGTTAGGCGCTACTGGCGATTATGTCGCTGAATTATCTAAATTACGCATTGCGTTGGCTGGCGTTAGTAAAGATCAAGCTGATTACGAAAAGAATCTTTCTAATGTAAATAGATTAAGCAATCAATTCCTGCTACCATTAAAAGATACAACACAACAATATACAAAGTTACAGGCAAGTGTAGCTGGGGCAGGTTTAAGCACAAAAGAAACAGAAACAGTATTCAAAGGCATATCAGCCGCGATTATCGCTACTGGCGGCACAACGGAGGATCTTAATTCTGCACTAAGGGCCACGTCACAAGTATTTAGCAAAGGTAAAGTTTCAGCAGAAGAGTTAAGACAACAGATTGGCGAGAGACTTCCTGGTGCATTTACAATTTTTGCTGCATCATTAAACAAAACGCCTCAGGAATTAGATAAAGCGTTGGAAGATGGAAAAGTTACTTTAGATGATTTCTTGAAATTCTCTGAGGAATTATTTAAGCGGTATGGCAAAACTGCAAGTATTATTGCAGATGCGCCGCAGAACGCAGGCGCAAGATTAACAATTGCGTTAGACAAATTAAACATAGAAATAGGGCGATTCATTCAACCAATTGGCGCTCAATTCCAAAGCCTTGCAACAGGTATTGTAAATGCTTTAACTCCCGCAATTAATCTCTTTGCGGAACTAATGGACGCGCCAAAACTATTGGCAAGTCAAAGATTGCCACAAATAGATAGGCAGCTCAAAGCTTTAAAAAGCGATTTAAAAGCAGCGGAAGCATTGCCTCAGTTAGGTGGTGGTGTTGGCAATGTGCAACGAGCATTAAGAGCGCAATTAGGTGTAGGCATTAAAAGTCTTGAAGGTGAAAGAAAATTAACGCAAGCAGTAATTAGTCAAACCGGAGCTGGCACCGGCACGCCGCCCCCGACGGCAGGCGGCGGTACAGACACAGATAAAGGCGCAAAGAAAGCAGCAAAGGATGCAGCGGAGGCACGTGCACAAGAAAGTGTAAATAAAATGCAAGTAGCTTTTGATAAGCAAAAACTTGCAGTATTACAAGGAATAAGCGATGCGCAATTTAAGATAAATATTTTGAAAGTAGATGAAAATAATGAAAATAGAGAGGCAACTGCAAACAAAATTGCTGATCTTAAACTTGCTATAGCAGAAAATCAGTATGACCTGAAAAAAAGAGAATTAAGGCTTAATTCATACAAAGACCAATTAAAAATAAATCTTGAAGACAATGTCCAGTTGAGAAATGCAAAGCTTAAGGCCAATCAACAAGCCCTTAGCACCGACTTGTCAAAATTAGAAATTGACAATACGACAGAAACTAACGCAATATTTACGCGCCAAACCGATGAACTAAAAAAGCAAACCGACGAAAAGCAAAAGTTCCTCAAAGAGCTAGATAAAGAAATAAAACTTTACGGGCAGTCAGGCGATCAAGCAAAAGAAGAAATGGAACTACGCATGAGGATGCGTGGTGCTAAACCGCGTGAATTGGAAGCTGCCTTAGAAGACGCTGCTACTCGCAGGCAAAACAAAAAAATGCGAGAGCTAAAGCAACAAGAATTTACAGAAGCTAATGCTGATACGATTGAAACATTTTTGGATGCGCGAGGTGTAGATGGTGCGAGCTTTGATTGGACTGGGCCAGGTGAACCAAGTGCTTATAAATTTGTTTGCGCCGAATGGAGTAAAACTATATCTTATGCTGGGCTAGCTGATATCCAAGCAACTTTCCGCCAAGTATTTGAGCCATGACTGTACCAGTATCTGAACTGCAAAAGATTGCACCATCATCAATTATTGAATTATACGAATTGCACCTTGATGCTACTTTGCATGGTGCCAGTACAATTTACAGGTTTCATTCAGGCACCAACCAAGTAAATAACGGCGATGTTGTATGGAATGGGAATAGCTATCTTAAATTCCCGGTTGAGGTTACAGGGTTTGAATACAGCGGTGGCGGCCAATTACCAAGGCCGAAATTACAAGTTTCAAATGCCATGAGTTACGTTACTGCAATACTTTTAATTGTTAATGATTTTAATACCGGTAACGATTTAATCGGTGCAAAATTTATTCGTATTCGTACATTAGCACGTTACCTTGATGCTGTAAATTTCGTGGGTAATGTGAACCCGTATGGAACGCCAAGTCCAACGACTGAATTTCCGCAAGAGATTTATT